TCGGCTGTGGAAGCGTCAGAGCACTATAATATTTAGCATTGGTTTTATACATGTCATCCAGCGCCGTAAAGCTCAATATTTCACCGTATTGCTCTGGCGTGGTAATTGTATAGACACCCTTATCAATCGTCTCATATCGGTCTTCCGATGCGGCTCTGGAAAGGACTATGCTGTTTCCATCAATATCAAGAATTGGCTCGTAAAAATCATCCATCCAGATTGATTCACTAGCTGGTTCTGCAACAGAAGTCTGAAGCTTCAAATAGGCATGTACTTTAGCTTGATAGAAATTATAATTTTTCCACTGATCCTCCGTGTTGTCCAGTTCAAGTTTCATCGTTTTGCAGACTGTAGCGCCGACCGGGAAGCTGCTACTCTCCGCACAATCGGAAAAGTCATTATTGCCGATCATAATCTCGTTTTCAAGTGTCTTTGTTGTTCCGTCAGCAAAGGTGATCTCCACGATTTCAATTACTCGCTCACCATCCTGCAACTTTTCTTTAAAAGTATTTGATACATTAATCAAGTGGATTCACCCCCTGCATATTAAACGATATCTCAGAGTAATACTCTCCAACATGCCTTATATTGTAGTGCATTTTTCCAACATAAAATTTTTCTGATCGCCATTCGTTTTTATGCGCCAGCCAATGATATAAAATAAATGGTTTTCCTTTTATGATTGCATTTACCAGATTAGTTGATTTCTCGTCAACCGGCACATTAGTTGCCTTATAACTGTATTGGATTACTGTAAAAAGTGGAGTTATCAATGCAACTCCTTTTTGAGTTCGGTTACTTCCTTCTGAATAGGTGGTTTCAAAACTACACTGCATGTCCTCATCTGGCTGAGGAATGAGAAGTCCATTTATCTTATATCTATCAGTTATTGATTTACTTATCGGAAATGACACGTTCTCACCCCCCTACGCCAATTCAAACGGATTTGTACCGCTTGCATCACGTCTTAACTTTGCTTCATCAATCATCTCATCAAATATCGTTCTGCGGTTCAATTGCGCTGTAAATCGGAAGTTACCACTGCTGCCCTGCTGATGCCTTGCAAATGCATCATCAATAATTTCTCGGATAACACCTTCCGGTGCTTCCAGGTTTCGTCCGTTCTTCTGATCACCGAGTACTGCCAGAAACTCTGATCTTGGCGGAATAACGGCACCTTTTGCAAGATATGGAATTGTAGGAACTCTTGGGAAATTAGCCGTAAATCCAATTGTCCTTGAACCAAAAGGAGTTGGAACCTTCCATGGTCCAAATGTAAACGCTGATTCAATGCCGCCGATTGCACTGTTTACAGTTCCAATAGCGCTATTTGCAATTCCGATCACTTTGTTTAATATATCTTTGATAGTATCGCGTATACCTTCAAAAACTCTTACAACTGTATCTCTGGCACTTGTAAATTTATCAACGATTGCATCATGAATGGCACTTACTTTTCCGTCAACAAATGTTGTTATACTTTCCCATATAGATGACGTTTTTTCTGATACAGAATCCCAAATTCTTGTAATTTTAGACTTTATTCCATCGAATACTGTCGAGACTGTAGTTTTTATTGCTTCCCACGTATTAGACAGCCATGTTTTTATAGCATTCCATATTGTAACAGTAACTGTTTTTATTGCGTTCCAAGAAAGAGAAATGATACTTTTTATTATTGTTAATGCGGTTTCCACTATTCCCTTAATAGCTTCCCAGGCTCCAGATATAATATCTTTTATAAGGTTCCATACACCTCTTGCAATTTCTTTGATTCCGTTCCATGCCAGTTCCCAATCTCCTGTAAAAACTCCTTTCAGAAAATCAATAACTCCGCTCAGAACATCTAATACATCTCCAATAATTTTAATAACGGATTTTATTGCTTCTATAACAGTGCTACCAATTACATTTGCCACGTCTGCTATTACCGGAATTGCATTTGATACAATCCAGCTAATTATGGGGACTAAAATATTTTCCCAAAGCTCTTTTAAGATATCTATTAATTTGCCAAGAAATGTCTGAACTTTTACAAACATTTCTCCCAATTCCCCATCCATAAGCTCTTTTATTTTAGAAGCCAAACCTTGCAGAACCGGTAGAATATATGTGTTATATCCATCTATTAAAGTTCCAAAAATGGTTGAAAGTCCATTAGCTATTGAATCGAAAAAAGGTTTTAAATGCTCGTCGTATAATGCGGTCACCAAATCAGAAAGATTTTGAATAACTGTCGATAATCCATCGGTTATTGTTTCGATAACCCCAAGTGTTCCTTCGACTGCGCTTTTTAATATATCCTTATTATCAATGAACGGCTGTGCGATCATATTCAGCATATCTCTTCCAAGTCTTGCACATAATCCCATAGCAGTCATTGAGATATTTGAGAGTATCCCTATGATATTGGCTGTTATCTGCTGCGCAACTTCTCCACCAAATACAGAAAATATCTCTGCTAGAGTGGATGAGAAATTTCCTTCAATTTGAGCAACCTCAGAACCAATATCAAACATATCAATTAAATATGTTTTTATTCTACTGGTGTTTTTCTTTAGAAATTTTTCTATTCCTCCAATAAGATTTTGAGCAATTGTTATTCCAATCCTTGAAAAAGATCCAGATACTTTTCCAATGGAATAAGCAAATGTATCTAAAAAATCACTTGCCGCTCCAATTACTTCTGGATCAGTAAATATATTCTGCAAAGATTTCCTGATAGAGTTAATATTTTTCTTAATATCATCAAAAATTGGCTCATAATTGCCTAATCCATCCCAGAATCCTTTTGATAGCAATTTGGCTAATTTTTTAAACTTCTTTATTATGGCGTCAAGCGGCTTGGACATTTTTTCAATATTCGTTTCGCCTTCTGCAAGTTTTCCGTAATCCACATTGCTTACTGTACCAGATAATCCTCCAGACGCTCCACCACTCCCACCAGATGAAGATGGTATGGAAGAGCTACTATCTGTAGAAGTAGCTTTGTGTATTTCGTCTAATGAAGAAAGATAATTTTTTGTTTCTTTATTTGCCTTTTTCGTAGCCTTAGCATTGTCATTTGTGGCATCTGCAAGCTGTTCTGCATTATCTGCAGCCTGTCCATACTGATCTGCTGTATCTGCGATCGCGTCTGTTCCAGCAAGA